CATATCTCTAAAAGGCTCGGATAGGCCGGAGACAATGCGTGGTGTTAGTCTATACTTTGCCGTACTAGACGAGTATGCTGACATGAAGCCTGACGTGTGGGAGCAGATTTTAAGACCTGCTTTGGCTGATTTAAAAGGTGCTGCTATGTTTATTGGCACACCACTCGGTCGTAACCACTTCTTTGACCTGTACACAGAGGCAGCAGCGGGTAAGCTAGAGGACTACAATGCGTGGCACTTCACAAGCTACGACAACCCTCTGATTGACCCTGCTGAGATAGACAGTGCTAAGCGTACGTTGTCTAGCTACGCCTTTAGACAAGAGTTTATGGCTTCGTTTGAGGCTCGTGGCTCTGAGATGTTTAAGGAAGAGTGGGTTAAGTTTGATGAGGAAGAACCTGCCGCAGGGGACTACTACATTGCTTGTGACTTGGCAGGCTTTGAAGAAGTGGGTAAGAAGAGTAACAAGAGGTTGGATAATAGCTCTATTGCCGTTGTCAAAGTTAACGAGAATGGGTGGTGGGTTAAAGAAATCATCATTGGGCGTTGGACGCTAGATGAGACAGCAGAGCGCATCTTTGACGTTGTGCGTGAAAATCACCCCATCGCTGTAGGGATTGAGAAGGGTATTAGCAGACAAGCTGTTATGTCGCCCATCACAGACCTTATGAAGCGTTACAACAAGTATTTTAGAGTTGAAGAGTTAACACACGGCAACAGAAAGAAGACAGACCGTATCATGTGGGCGTTGCAAGGCAGGTTTGAGAACGGCTACATTACACTGAACAAGGGTGATTGGAACATACAATTCATGGATGAGCTGTTTCAGTTTCCTAATCAGCTAGTACATGATGACACTGTTGACTCATTAGCCTACATAGATCAGCTTGCACACGTAGCTTACGATTGGGGCTACATTACAGAAGACTACGAAGAATCTCTCGATAGTTACTCAGGATATTGATATGGAAGACTATAACAAAGACACTATGCCGTTCATCGAAGAAGACCTAGAAGACTGGGTGATGTACAAGGTTGATGACTGGCGTGACTACTTTGAAACCAACTACGATGAGAAGTTTGATGAATACTATCGTCTATGGCGTGGTATTTGGTCTGACGAAGACAAGACACGTGAGAGTGAGAGGAGCAGGATTGTCTCCCCTGCCCTGCTACAGGCTGTAGAGAACACTGTAGCTGACATCGAAGAGGCTACGTTTGGTCGTGGTAAGTTCTTCGACATCCAAGACGATACAGGCGACACAGAGAGAAGTGACGTGCGTTTCCTACGTGAGGCGTTGTCACAAGAGTTTAGCAAGAACAAGATTAGGAAGTCTGTCGGTGAGTGTCTAATCAACGCAGCTGTGTACGGTACAGGCATTGGCGAGATTGTACTTGAGAAGAAGAAGGAGATGGTTCCGGCAACAGAGCCTGTGATGGAAGGTGCTATGACAGCCGTTGGCGTCAACATCCGTGACCGCACCGTCATCAAGCTACGTCCTATTCAGCCTCAGAACTTCCTCATCGACCCCGTAGCCACTGACATTGAGTCTGCTGTGGGTGTTGCCATTGACGAGTATGTTCCGTCTCACTTGGTTGAGCAGCTTCAGGAAGAAGGTGTCTATCGTAAGGCTTACGTAGGCAAAGCAGCCTCTGACCTTGACATTGAGCCTGACGAAGAGCTGTGGCAGCAACCAGAGGATAAGGTTAGGCTGACTAAGTATTACGGCTTAGTGCCGCGTAAGCTGCTAGAGAACGCCTTTGACTCAGACGACGAGATGGTCAACTTCGACAGCGACACTGACGACGAAGGTCGAGACAGCTACTACGTAGAGGCTATTGTGGTCATCGCCAATGGCGGTGTACTGCTCAAGGCTGAAGCGTCGCCGTACATGATGGAAGACCGTCCCGTTGTAGCATTCCCGTGGGATGTTGTCCCTAATCGCTTTTGGGGTATGGGTGTGTGCGAGAAAGGCTATAACAGCCAGAAAGCGCTCGATGCAGAGCTTCGCGCACGTATTGATGCTCTAGCCCTCACTGTACACCCAATGCTCGCTATGGACGCTACACGCATGCCTCGTGGCACTAAGCCGGAAGTCAAGGCAGGTAAGCTGCTGTTGACCAATGGTAACCCTGCTGAAGTGTTGCATCCGTTCAACTTTGGGCAAGTTAGCCAGATTACGTTTGCACAGGCAGACTCGCTACAACGCATGGTACAGGCCGCTACAGGCAGCTTAGACACAGCACAGCAGGCAGCGTCCGGTGGTGGTACAACGTCCGCAGGTAGCTCTATGAGCTTGGGTGGCATCATCAAGCGCCAGAAGCGTACGTTAGTGAACTTCCAAGAGTCCTTCTTGTTGCCATTCATTGAGAAGGCTGCTTGGCGCTATATGCAGTTTGAGCCTGAGCTATTCCCTGTGAATGACTACAAGTTTGTGCCTACAAGCACGTTGGGCATTATTGCTCGTGAGTACGAAGTGGCTCAGTTGGTGCAGTTGCTACAGACTATGCCGCAAGATAGCCCAGTGTACCCAATCATCATGCAGTCTGTCATTGACAACATGAACATCACCAACCGTGAAGACCTGATTCAGACAATGATTCAAGCCTCACAGCCTAACCCTGAGCAGCAGCAAATGCAGCAGGCGTTGGCAGAAGAAGACAGGGCGTTTAAGAACAGCCAAACAGCGGCTCTGAACGCTCAAGCTAACGAGTCTAACGCACGAGCCAAGAAGATTGAGCTAGAAGGCAGAGGCGTCCCTGTAGAGCTTGAGACAGCTCGTATTAAGGCTGTAGCAGCATCACAGAGCGCTTCTGAGAACGATAAAGACTTTGAGAAGCGTATGAAACTGGCTAATCTAGCCTTGGATGAAAAGCGATTAGGCTTAGAAGTAGAGAAGGAGAACCTACGTGGTCAGCAATAAAGAGCTAGAGAGTGTCGTAGAGCAGATCAACATAGCCTACGCTAGGATGGAGAAGCGCATTATAGCGCTAGAAGCGGCCTTGCAGGAGGCTAAAGAGGCCAAGAAAACAACTACAAAAAAGGCTTGACATTTAGATAGTTTTGTGGTATAGTCCTGCGCTATATCACATCTGACAGCAGAAGTCAACAACTATTGTCCTAAGGAGGATAAACAATATGAACGAAGCTGATGTATTACATTATGAGCAGATCAACGAGATGCTGCTTACGCAAGGTTGGAAGAATGTAGTCGAAGAGCTACAGGGCCTTGTAACAGCTATAGGGGGCATCGACGCAGTAAAGAACGCCGATGAACTCTATTACAAGAAAGGACAGCTAAACATAGCAAATCTAATCCTGAACCTACCGCACACGGTGGAACAGGCCATAGATGTTCTTTCGCAGGAGTCGCAAGATGACTAGACGTATATACGAGTTTGTCTGCCCAGACGGACACGTCACTGAGAAGTTCATTGACGAAGAAGTTAGGGAAACAGACTGCTCGGCTTGCGATGCAACAGCGACTAAGATGATTAGTGCTGTTCAGTGCTCACTAGACCCCATCTCAGGGGATTGGCCCGGAGCCACTATGAAGTGGGCAAAGAACAGACAAGATCAGATTAAGCGCGAAAGGAGTAGGGAGAACTCGTAAGAGCCTTACATGACCATCAATCTCCATAATGATTTAATCACGGAGTTTAATAATGGCTACACTGATAGACGAAGAAACTGGACGACAGGAAGACGAAGACACCATTGTAGACAACTTTGACGAACTAGACTCTGAGGAGCAACCTAGTCCTGAAGAAGAACTACCTGACAAGTATCGAGGCAAAAGCGCTTCTGATCTTGTCCGCATGCATCAAGAAGCTGAGCGTATGCTTGGACGACAGAGCGGCGAAGTAGGAGAGCTACGTAAGGTTGTTGACGAATTTGTCATGTCACAATCCACAAGCAAAGAAAACACTGTAGACGAGGAGATTGATTACTTCTCTGACCCTGAAAAGGCTATACAGCGTGCAATAGAGAACCACCCTGCTGTCAGGGACGCTCAAAAGGCATCCATTGACATGAAAAAGTCTAGTGCTCAGTCTATGTTGAAGGAGAAACATCCTGACATGGCTGAAATCTTGTCTGATTCTGCTTTTGCTAGTTGGGTGGGTGAGAGTCAGTTTAGGACTAATCTGTTGCAACAGGCTGATAGGAACTTTGATTATGAAGCTGCTGATGAGATATTCAGTCTGTGGAAAGATCGTAAAGCTCTTATTGGTCAGACTGTAAATGCTGAGAAGTCTAGTAGGAACGCTTCTATCAAGAACGCTTCTACAGGCGGCGCATCAGGTACATCAGAAACAAGTAGTAAGAAAATCTTCCGACGTGCAGACATTATTAAGCTAATGAAGAGCGACCCAGATAGGTATTCTGCATTGTCCGACGAGATTATGCTTGCTTATCAAGAGGGCCGCGTCAAATGATTAAATAACTAAGGAAGAAATAAGATGGCTACAACTAAGTCAGTATACCCCAGTCAAACTGGTGCAGTAAACAACACTAAAGCAGCAACTTTTATCCCCGAAATTTGGAGTGATGAAGTCCGTGCTGCCTACGAGAACAGCCTTGTTCTTGCTAACCTTGTCAAGAAGATGGGTATGACAGGCAAGAAAGGCGATACTATCAACATCCCTGCACCTGTCCGTGGTACTGCCACTGCCAAGGCTGCCGGCACTGCTGTTAGCATCCAAAGCGCTACTGAGGGTAATGTACAAGTCCTCATTGACAAGCACTTTGAATACTCGCGTATGATCGAGGACATCACAGAGACACAAGCTCTGTCTAGCCTCCGTCAGTTCTACACTAGCGATGCAGGTTATGCACTTGCTAAGCAGGTTGACTCTGACCTACACGGCTTGGCTGTTAACTTGGGCGACGCTGCGGGTGACTACACCAACACTAACTCGTTCTACGTTGATGCTTCTACTGGTCTTACTCAGTACGCTGCTGACACTGTAACAGCTTCTGACGTGTTCACTGATGCAGGCTTCCGTGCTCTGATTCAGAAGATGGACGATGCTGACGTACCTTTCGACAACCGTGCTTTTGTGATTCCGCCTGCGCTGCGTAACGCAATCATGGGTATTGACCGCTATGTGTCTTCTGACTTTGTCAGTGGCGCACCTGTACAGAACGGCAAGATTGGTAACCTGTACGGTATTGATGTTTACGTCTCTACTAACTGCGCTACTTCTGAAGCTGCTGCTGATAACTCAGCAAACACTAACGACCTCAAAGCTGCAC